GGCATCGAGGCCGCGCATCATCCTGATGAGCTGTGGTTTTCGGTTCTTGAGCAGGGCGAAAGCACAGCCTGTTTCGATGGTCAGTTTTTCTTCGACACTGACCACGTTTGGGGCAACTCCGGAACGCAGTCGAACGACATCACCAGCACCGTTGCGGCTACTGCAACTCCGACAGTTGCGGAAATCAAAACCGCAATTCGGAAGATGGTGCGAACGATGCTGGCGTTCAAGAACGATCAGGGCAAGCTGTACAACCGCCCAACGGTTGGCCGCTTGAATGACCTGACGTTGCTGGTTCCGTTGGCGCTGCGTGATTTGGTTTACGACGCGCTGGAATCCGAACTGCTCAGCAACAGCAGTAACATTGTCGTTGATCGTCCCAACATCGTTTCCAGTCCGTACCTGACCAGTGACGTGAAGCTGTACCTGTTCAAAACAGGCGAGGCCGTGAAGCCTTTCGTATTCCAGCGACGCGAGCCGCTGACCCGCATGATGAAAGGCATCGAGGACTTGGAGACGAAGGACGTGAAGTTCATGACTGAGGCCCGCTATAACGTCGGGTACTTTGCGTGGTGGACTTCGATTCTTTGCACTCTGACGACCTGATGACGGCGGTGTAATCTGAGCAACACCGGCAGCGACGGCTGTCGGTGGCTGCGATTGCATCCGCCATGCAATCGCAGCATCTTTTAGGCGGAAGGATTTGAGCAATGCCAACATATAAAATCGGACTTGGAAAGGCGGCTGAAGGCCGTCACAAGGAAACCAACAAACGACACTTCCGCAGCCGCCTTTCAACGGGTGCATTTCTGGAGGTATCAGACGGAAAGCCGATCACGCTGACCGTCAATGAAGTCGATGACATTATGGTGCAGAATCTGGCCAGTCGTGATTTCATCACGCTGGAAGAATCTGCCACAACCACACCTCAGCCGAGCCGCACACGATGAGCCTGAGAGACCAGTTTGCGGAAGACGTCTGTGCGATCCTGAACACCGATGAACTCGGTGAACAGGCGACATGGACGAATTCCGCAGGCGTGGCTATCCCGCGAGTGGTTCGCCTGATCGAACAGCCAGACCGGCAGACGATCAGGCGGGCACACCTCTGGACACCAGCCAGCAACACGGCAGTCAATGCTGGTGACACGTTCAGAGTTAAACGCGGCAACGTGATAACGACGTGGGTGGTGATGTTCAGCGACCCAGCAGAGACGGCTTTACAGCGGTCATACTGTCACCTGCAACTGACTGAGTTTGTGACACTAAAACAGCGACGTATGGCAACAGGTCCCGCAAAAGCGGAACGGGCTTTCGTCGATGTTGAGGTGGCACAGGTTCGGGCGAAGTGGTTTCTATCAAGTGCGGAAATATCAGCGACGCAGAACGGCAAACGCCGGGCGATGGTCGGTGAATACTACTGCATTCTTCAGAGCCTGCGAGATGTGAACGTGGCAGACACAATCACGAATGCAGACGGCGAAACCTATCGGATCGATCGGCTGGAAAATCAGTTCAACCGGGTTGATTTGCCGTATCTGATTTGTTCTCGGTGTGACACATGAGCGCGAAAATAAAGAAGCGAGACCGACGGCCTGAGTTAATGCGATCACTCAACACGGCAGCAGGGAAGAGCCTGAAGAAAGCGGCGATCCTGTGTAAGGCTATCGCTCAGCAGTTGGTCAGTCGGAAGTTCCCTGGCACGAGCCGCGAGGAGAAGGACCGAAAGAACGCACGAGCACGAGAGAAGCGGGCCAGAATGAGACAGGAGACCGCAAACAGTGGCACGGAGGAAACGTAAAAGCGGGCTTTCGAAACTGCGAGCGAAGGCCAATAAGGCTGTCGCGAAGCGGTTGAGATCGGCACGAAAGAGCGTTAACCGAGCGACAAGAAAAGTAGAGCGAAAACTGGCGAGCAACAGTCTCGCACGAGCAGGTCGCAAGGCATCAAAGCGGGCTGTTCGAAAGCTGAAACGAACTGTCAAGGCCACAAAGCGAACAGCAAAGGCCACAAGAAAACAAACGAAGTCACTAATCCGCAGGGCGAAGAAATACAACAGAGATCGGATCAAACGAAGGAACGCGGCAAGGCGTGCGAAAGAACGCGAGTTCAATCGACTGACACTGACCGGCGAAACGGATTTGCTGGGCGTGATGTTGTTAGAGTTCCGGGATTCATCCGGAGCAAGCAAGCCAGGTGAACCTCCGAAGATGCGAAAGGGAACTGGGCGAAAGTCGATCACGGCTGAACTCAGGATGAAGGGCAAGAAACCGGAAGCCAGGACATACGTTGACAAGCGGATCGCCCCATACATGGCCATGTGGGAATTTCGCCAGGACGGACAACAAAGGCCATTTTTGAAGCCAGCAGTGGAGAACAATTTGAATCTGTTTGGGGCGGAAATTGGCAACACGCTGAAACAACAACTGAGGCCGCAGGCGGGCAAGAAGAAGGCGACGGTGAGATAATGGCAGACACTGGCATTGATCGGGCAATCGGCGAATGGTGGGCCGCTACGGCTGCACTGTGCGATCTGATTCCGGTCGAAAGAGTCGTTGCCAGCGTTGACCAGTATTTAGAGACACAGGACGACGACAGCGATGAAGACGGCTATTTCGATGACATCGTGATTTTTGACGCGGTCAGTGAGCCAGCCTGGCGCACAAACAGCAGTCAAGGATGGCGGACTTCGTTGACGCTGGCCTGTATGTCGATCGACTACGACCGCAGCAAGGCGATCGGGCAACAGGCGGTCAGCAGTTGGCAGAATCAGGGATTCACAGGCACAGCGGTTGAGATTGCGACGGCGAAACCATCCGGACAAATTACGACAACTCAGGACGATGCAACAGGAGTCTGGACGACATCAGTTCAGTTTGACCTGATGCACGTGGGGGTGTGATATGGCAGACGTGAGTGTGACAGCGGCGAGCGTTGTGAAGACTGCAACCAGCCTGATTGGCTACGGCACGGCCGGAGGAACGGTAACGGCTGGTCAGCCAGTTTATTCCGACACGACGGCCAGCAACAAACTGAAGCCATGCGACGCGGACGTTCTCGCTTCGTCAAAGGCCATCGGCATTGCCCTGCACGGAGCGAGCGACGGTCAGCCGTTGCAGTATTGCTACGGCGGGAACCTGACTTTCAATTCAGCATTTACCGTCGGCCAGGTTTACGTTTGCAGCGTGACCGCCGGAGGGATTGCACCGTATGCCGATCTGGCGTCAGGTGACTTCGTGACGATTCTGGGCGTGGCTACGACGGCCACGAATTTGAAAATCGGGATTCTCTATTCAGCAACCGCAAAACCGTAAGAGGAGTGATAGAACATGCCAGCAGGCACACCGTTCACAGGCAAGTCGATGACGTTCAAGACCGGAGCATCTCCGACAGAAGTTGACCACACCGGAAAGTGGGAGTTGACTATCGGCGGGGCATCCGCAAAATATGCCACGAACTCAACAGGTGGCTGGCGGAAAACAACCGTCGGCGTTGGTGAGTGGTCTGGATCTGTCACGGTCATGCTGCACGCCGGAGGAGCACAGCCTCTTGCGAGAGGTGACGAAGTGGCAGCACAGTTCCACGCGGATTCAGACGACTACATCAGCGGAACGATCGTTATCACCGAAGTCGGGCCGATCACGTTCGATGCGGATTCCGGAGATCCAGTAGCGATTGATTATGCCTTCGACGGTCAGGGATTGCCGGCGAAGTCTGGCACAGCGTTTGACATCATTTCGTAATCATTGAACAGGAGTAAAGACCGTGGCGGACGGTTTATTCAATCTGATTGGCCGACGGGCCATTGAGTTGTCGAAAGATGGGCGAGTGTATCGGCTGGCGGTTCGCACGTTGGCCGATCACGCCTTGAAGGAACAGGCCATTCTGCAACGGATGGGAAGCCCGTATGCTGGACTGGAAGAAATCAAAGATGCGGCATTGAGACAGGCCGCGTATAAAATCGCGGCTGACATTGCGGCGCGTCCGCTGATTGCCACACTTCAGGACGAAGAGCGATTCGACGAATCATTGCGGGGAATCGGTTACTCAGTTTGGCGTGCGTTGTCGGTTCATCACTCGGAGGAATTCCCGCCTGGATTGCCAATCGAAAAAGGCATTCAGTTAGGGTGCGATTTTGTCGAGTGGTTCGCGGACATGAAAGCGGTTATCCACGCACTGCACAAAGTCGATGAGCGGCCTGAATTGGGAAACTGAGATCACCCGGTGGCGGGGGTGCGAATTTACCGTCACGCCGAACAGTGCCCTGGGCGACAATATTTCGGAATCTGTCTGAGCGATACGGTTGGACGCCTGAACAGATTGGCGGAATGACCATGTATCAGGTTCTGGTGTGGTGCGGCATGTGGTGCCCTGAAGACATCTGGCAGAAACAGGACGCGAAGTAATGGCAATCACAGTCCAGGAAGCACAGGTTGTCTTCAGTGCCGACGGAATGCGGCAGGTTGACACACAAGCCCGCAAAGCATCGTCGGCGATGGACGGCCTGACCAGCGCAACCAAAAAGGTCGGCGGGGCGTTGTCTGGTATCCGCAGTGCGTTCAGCGGCCTGGGCGGTGTTCTGGCTGGACTCGGAGCGACGGCCGGACTGGTCAGGATGGCACAGTTGACGATGGACGCGGAGAAGACCGCGATTTCATTCGAGGTCCTGACCGGTAGTGTCGAGAAGACCCGCGAG